GTCAAAAACAAGCGTATGCCGTACCGTCAGATGGCGGAGCTCGCGAACGCAGCCGCCGACGTGACTGGAACACTCAATAAAAAAGAGCGGCGGGACATTATTAAACTGATTATTACAACTGTACGCCTACGCCGTGAAGCTACGCCTGCCCAGGAATCTACAGCACTTGGAGCGCTTGGGGAATTGATACAGGATATCTGTGATACATCGCCGGCTTAACCGATAGAACGTGTTTAGGGTCATCACCGTTGGTCAAGTAAATATCTAGACCAACCCGCGGATTCCGAAATAGGATATCCTGCTCAAAGTAGTCAATAAATCGCCGAATGCCCTCCCAGGATTCGCTGCTCCGCCGCAGACCTAGGACTAATGTTTGAAGTGCAGGAGCGTAGAAGGAGCGTTCGGTGTACCAGACGCGCCAGAAGCGTTCAAACTGTCCCACGCTGCAATTGGCGAGCTCTTCCTCATCTAGAATGATGGTGACAACCGGTGCGGGTTGGTAGGGACTATAGTCAATGCTGCCGGTGCTTACGCCGTCAAAGATGGACATTTGGAAGGAAGAATATATAATCGTAGTACGCCTACATATCCTTTAAAACTCAGCGGCGCTTTCAATTTTTTCAAGCGGGTGCACGGCGCGCAGCGGCAGCGTAGGAACCGCCTGCTCCTCCAGCGGTACCACTGCGCTCACGAATATCGGCACGGCAAACGGGACAGTGTACGCTTTGATCTAGCCACGAATCTACGCATTCGCGGTGGAACTGGTGGGAGCAGTGGAGCTGCCGCCACTGATGCTGACTTTCACTGTCGGCATAGGTATGCTCCTGGCAAATGGCACAATTGACATCTGCTCCAATAGTGGAGCCTTCTACAACGGTAGAGCCGGCGTCAATCTGCGCCCGCGTAGCTACGACATCCACCTCGTGCCAAAACCCGCGAGTACCAACAGTGGTGGTAATAGGAACATCAATCCCCCCAAGCATAGCACCGGTAAGAATATTAAGGAATGAAGCGGTATCTCCTCCATTGACTGTGTTATTCGTAAGATTGAGGAGTTCGTTTGCCGTGATGAAGTTACTAGGATTCCTCTGCCGCCTAGGAGGCGGAGGGGTATTGGTTGTAGTAGGCTCTGCTCCTGGTGCTCCCGCTGTGCGAGTTGTCTGACCAGATGGTAGCTCTACCGTGTTACGGCGGCGAATCTGCGCCTGCGGCGTCACGGGATTGAGGGGGATTTCAACACGAATATTGGATGTGGTAGGGATAGCGTTATTAAATACATTGTTTAGGGCACCTAAGATATCGGGTACGCCGGCGGGCGGCGCAGGCACAGTATTATTGCGGTTGCGGTTACGACGCCACTCCTCAAAAGCGGCACGGCGCGCCTGTGCCATATAGATATTGTAGATGTGCTGCTGGCGAGTAAAGGTCGGTTGGAAGAGTGTACTCATACGGTGACGGAAGTAGTTTACCATTTCGTTGGGAAACATCGTCTCGTCGTAGAGGACCTCGGGCATAAAATTATGGAGTTCATCTAGTGTAGAGAATCCATAGACAGTTTCATACTGCTGAGGATTGTATGTCATCGTGTTGGAATCCATTGATTTCGGTCTATCTTAATTCAATTTTTGATTCTTTAGACGGAAAAAATTTGAAGAGTCTAAAGTATTAAAACAGCAATAATAAAAGAACCGTAACAAAATGACCGAGATGTCAACAACGATAGGGCTGGCAAATTTAGGAAATACATGTTTTCTAAATGTTGTTCTACAAGCACTACGTCTTTCCCCTCCGCTATGCGATATGTTTCTAACACGTAAGATTGAACCTCGCCAGGAAAGCAATAAAAAGCAACTTTTGGAGGCGTTTCAAATCATTATACGCGATTTCTGGCGGCATTCGCTGCCCCCAGGCGCAAAGCCAACGCTCAATCCCCGTGGGTTTCACGGGGCGTTCTTGCGTACGATTCAAGAGTCAGGAGATGATTGGCATAGGTATGGACAGCAGAGTGATGCGGCGGAAACGATCCAATATATTCTGAACGGGCTTCACGATGCTATGTATAAAAAGGTTATAATGCATGTGATTGGTAGTGTAAAGAATCCAGAAGAGCAGGCGTATATTAAGGCGATTGAATCGTGGAATGTGTTCTTTAGCAAGGAGTACTCGCCGATTATTGAGAATTATAATGGGCAGACGCAGACGGAGGTGATATGTGATACGTGTAAGGTGGTGAGCACTCGTTATGAGCCGTGGCTAATGTTAAAGGTCCCCCTGCCCGGCGGAGATATGCCGAATCGTACTAAACTTGATGCTACCTTGACCGATTGTTTGAATCTAGCTTTTGCGGACGAGAGTTTGGACGACTATCAGTGCGATGCGTGTAAGACGAAGGGAAAGGCGACCATCAGAAATCGTATTTCCCGTATGCCAGATACGATTATTCTGACCCTCAAGCGGTTTACAAATAGTATGCAAAAGGTGGGTGGTAAGGTGGTATGGGATATTGAGCAGTTTGACTTTCGTCCATGGATGGCGTTCAGGGGCGATCCGTTTAATAAGATATACGTGCCGCCGATTTATGAGACAACGGCGCTCATTGAGCAGCAGGGGTCGTTCCGCGGCGGACATTATCGGATGTACGCAAAACAGGAGCAACAGTGGTATGAATATGACGATAATGATATTCGGAATGTACCCGGCGAAACTGCGACGGGTTGTGACGCCTATATCGCATTCCTATCACGTAAGAATCGGATAGAGTCAATGAATCTACAAACGCTACATCATATTCAAGCGCTCAGGGCGAGTCAGCCTATAAAGCCACAGGCAGCCGCAGAGGCGTGAATAGTAAATAAAATGAACTAAGTAGAGGTGATATGAACTTTAATCCGTTAAAATCGGTGACGCCGGCGGCACCTAGTTCAAATATCATGGGCAATGTTACCAATGCTTTTTCAAACATATGGATAATCCTTGGCATTGTGGTGGTTGTAGCAGTTTTATGCTATGTTTACTACAAAAAGATTGGCTATTATGTTACTCTAGGCATAAATAACCTTACCGAGGTCATTAAGGGGCGGCAGACAGTGAGTGCCGAGTTTGGCGCGGCGGGTAATATGGGCGCTCCTGGAGATTTGGTTGCTACGATGAAGCCTATGGATGAGGGGTCCCCACCCCACCCCAATTTACCGAGCGTGCCGAATCGCCCGTCCGGTATGCCTGGAGCACAGTCGGGTCAGCCTGGCACCTTCCTATCTAGCGTGCTCCCGCACCCGAATTTTAGCACCGGCGGCAAACAGGTATTCAACGTAAGCCGTAATATTTACACGTATCACGATGCGGCGGCGGTCTGCTCTGCATTAGACAGTGACCTAGCAACCTACGATCAGGTAAAGGACGCCTACGACCAGGGTGGTGACTGGTGCAACTATGGCTGGGTGAAGGGACAGATGGCAGTCTATCCTACCCAGAAGGAGACGTACGAGAAGTTACAAAAGGGGCACCCGCAGTACCATAATGCGTGCGGACGCCCAGGTATTAACGGTGGATACTTTGACAACCCCGAACTCCTCTTTGGCGTGAACTGCTTTGGTGTGCGCCCTGCGAAGAACGCGATGGACGAGCTGAACAATAGTGAAGTTGCGCTCCCGCCGACGACGGACGAGATTGAATTTGAGAAGAAGGTCCAGAAGTTCCGCGATGAGCTGGAAAATACGACGGTGCTACCGTTCAATAAGAACTCCTGGTCTGGTTAGTCAACCAAATGCCCAAACAATAACGATTATCAGTGATAATACATATTGTTCCTACTCCCATCTATCCGCATCATATTCGTACTGGTTACTATCAACATATTCACCCTGTTCGTCTTCTACAATAACATCGGCGTCAACAAGCACGCCAATTTCACGCTGTACGTAAGACAATAATATACTTTCCATCCCTTTGCGCCAACCTGGCAAGTCCTCCTCCCACGTACGTACAGGAAGCCGAGCCCAGAAGGCGTTCCAATTTTTGAAGCAACGTACTTCTAGCCATTCTTGCCACATTGTTTCTACATCACGATTCCATTCGGTAGGATATACCGAATTTGGACGTGTTCTATAAATATTTACATCTTTATATAATTTCATAGTACACAATGCACTACACATACTGCGACGGAATAACTTTTCGGATATTCCTAGGTTGAGGTGTTTTGTCTTTAATAAATCTATAAATAAGTCGTTCATTTCCATAATTGTTTCTGCTGGTGTTCCCTCGTGCTCTTTTCCTTCAATAGGTGTATGAAACCATTGTGTAACTTTATTAAATTTGAGTTTTTGTTGTATATTATGTAATAAAAATGTATTCATTCCAGCGCAACAGCCCACGGATCCACAAGTAAGTTCTAGTATTACGTCGGAGGTTTTTTAGAACCGGCGTCCGCAGCAGCCCCGCCCCCACCGATAACAGTCTTTTTTAGGTACTCCGTCGTCTTAGACCCTCGTCTATTTTGTAAGAAATCTAGGATCGCCGTAGTCTCATCTCCAGAGCGAGCAGGATGCGATGCGTAGTAGGCGTGTAATTGCTCTTCTAGAAATCCCCAGGAGAGGGGATTTGCTTGGGAGCGCGACGCACGCTGTAGGGTGGCACCGTTGATTTGTAGTACGGCATTTTTCATACCGGTAGTCTCCAGATTTGTGAGTATCTTCGTTTCGTATTGCGAGCGCATTGTACGGGCATTAGTCACTTGTTTATTCAGAGCCTCGGCAAGATTGTCAAAATGAACATAGTGCCGGACAGCCTCAACGAGGTCTTTATTCGCAGACATCTTATCTGCGACGGGTGTTTTTCTTTGACTTACGTGCCGAACGACGGTTTTTGCGCGACATATCCTTAAAAGCATTTGTCAGGTTTTGGCTAGCAAAGGGAACATTTAAGTAATTTGCGGGTACTGCACGTGAGGGGGCGCGCATAGTCTCTTCCTGTGCCTTAAGATTTGCTATCGCCTTTAACCGTGCGGCTTCTTCTGCTGCTATCATCTGTAACCGAGCAGCCTCTTCTGCTACTATCCTTTTACGATATGCATTAATGTTAGCGGCAGTTTTAGCATTTTTTGCACGTAGTTCAGCAAGCACTTGTGGCTTGAGAGATTTAGGCATAGCGGCAAAGCGCGCTGCGTCTTCTAAGTAACAAGCTTCACACTCACCGGA